ACAAAATAAATTAGTTTTGTTTATATATTAATATGAAGCTAATAGGCACAAACGGAAATAAGACCTTTAAGATAATACCAAGACAATATATTAATGGTGGTATAACAGTAAATCTTACAAGCGAAAGTACTGGTACAAACGTAAACTTAACTCCTACTGCATCAACTGATGGCAACTATATGAGTTTTGATGCGGTTTTTGGAACGCTAACAGAAGGCGATTTTTACATATTAGAAGTTAAGAACGGAACTGCGGTAATATACAAAGACAAAGTATTTTGCACAGACCAAACAATAAACCAAACTACTAACGACTACTACTCTATTAATAAAGATGAGTATGTACAAGAAGATAGTTTTGATAACGATTACATTATATTATGAACGATTTAAGAGTAGTTAATTTAAGCAACTATACAAGCCCAGAGATTATAGAGAAGTCTAATAAGGATTGGGTAAGTTATGGTGCAGATAACGATTATTTTAGTCATTTAATTAGAAACTATGAAAATAGCCCTACTAATAATGCTATTATAAACGGTATTAGCGAAATGATATATGGCAAAGGTTTAGATGCTTTAAACAGCAATAAGAAGCCAGAGCAGTACGCTAAAATGATGTCTTTATTTCACAAGGATTGTGTGCGTAAGTTATGCTATGACCTTAAATTAATGGGTCAATGTTCTATGCAAGTTATATACTCAAAAGACCGCAAGACTGTGGCACAAGTAGAGCATATTCCAGTAGAGAACTTAAGAGCAGAGAAATGCAACGACAAAGGCGAGATAGAGGCTTACTATTATTCTGATGATTGGAGTAAGGTAAAAAAGGCAGACGATTGCACACGCATACCAGCTTTTGGTTATTCAACAGAAAACATAGAGATTGTATACGTTAAGCCTTACAGAGCTGGGTATAAATATTATTCTTCTCCAGATTATGCTGGCTGTTTACAATGGTGTGAAACTGAAAGTGAGGTATCAAATTTTCACTTAAACAACACTATGAATAGTTTTTCTCCTAACACCTTGATACAATTTAACAATGGTACTCCAAATGCGGAAGAAAGACAAATGTTAGAAAACAGAATAGCTGCTAAATTTACTGGTAGTGGTGGAAATAAGTTTATACTTGCTTTTAATGATAATAGCGATAGTGCAGCAACAGTTGAAACGCTACCAATTAGCGATGCTCACAATACTTATGAATATGTAAGTAATGAGGCAACTAAAAAAATAATGGTAGGTCATAGAGTTGTAAGCCCTATGTTATTAGGTATTAAAGACCAAAGCGGACTTGGTAACAACGCAGACGAGTTAAAGACTGCATCTATCCTTATGGATAACACCGTTATTAGACCGTTTCAGACACTTTTAATAAATGCCTTTGATAGTATATTATCTTACAATAATATTAGCTTAAAACTATACTTTAAGACCTTACAGCCTTTAGAGTTTACAGACCTTGAAAACGTAGAGGATGAAGAAACTAAAGAAGAAGAAACTGGGGTAAAGTTAAGCGCAGAATTACCAGACGAATTAGGTAGCGATATAGCGGATGCACTTATAGATTTAGGGCAAGACGAAGCAGAGCTATTAGAGGAGTTTGAAGTAATAGACGAAAGAGAAGTAAACTATGATGAAGAACAAGGGTTGGATGAGGTTATAACAGACCTTAACAAACCTAAAGACAAAAGTTTACTATCAAAGATTTGGGAGTTTGTAAGTACTGGTAGCGCAAAGCCTTATAAAGAGAGTGAGCAAGATGGTACAAGTAAACAAACAAAAGAAGAAGGTAATGAGTTTCTTGTAAGATATATGTATGCACCAGAAAGAACAAAAGCAACATCAAGACAGTTTTGTTCTAAAATGGTAAGTGCTAAAAAGGTTTACAGAAAAGAGGACATAGTAGCTATGGAAAACAAAGCGGTTAATGCTGGGTTTGGAAAAGGCGGTAGTGATACTTACAGTATCTGGCTTTACAAAGGCGGTGCGAGATGTAGCCATAAATGGTTCAGAAAGACTTATGTACGCAAAGATGGTGCTAAAGGGTTAGGCGATGCTATAAGTACAACAGAGGCAAGGAAAAGAGGTTTTAAGCCAGAGGCTAATGCACAAGAAGTACCAGTTGCACCAAAGGATATGAAGTATAAGGGCTATACAGCAGAGTATTGGAACAAAATGAAATTTAGAAACTAATGGCAACAGCATTATTTATAAGCACAACAGACCTTAAAAAAAACTCCATCATTGATGGGAATGTAGACATTGACAAGATGCTACAGTTTGTTAAGGTGGCTCAACAGATAGACATCCAGAATTTATTAGGTTCAGACCTCTACAACAAGATTAGTGCTGACATTATATCTGGTAGTTTAAGTGGCGATTATTTGACATTGGTAAACACATACGTTCAGCCAACATTAATTTGGTTTGCGCAGATGAATTACATACCATTTGCAGCATACACAATTACAAACAAATCCGTACTTAAACACAGTAGCGAAACAGCACAAAACGTAGACAAGAACGAGGTGGATTATTTAGTTGGAAAAGCAAGAGAATACGCAAACTACTACTCAACACGATTAGTAGACTATTTATGTTTTAACAATAACTTATTCCCAGAGTATTTAAGCAACACTAACGAGGATATCAGCCCAGATACAGACACAACGTTTAACGGATGGGTTTTATGAAGTATAAGGTAAAAGAAATAAATCTCAATAAGCTAAAACAGTACATAGAGAGCAAAAGCGAAAAAGAGGCAAAAAGGTTTTATAACGAATTTAAACAAAATAAGAAATGAGTTGGGGAGAAATATATAACACAAGCTGGTGGGGTGTAGCTTTAGATACTGCAAGGACAGTAAAAGCAAGACCAGACTTTTTTGGTAGTCAGTTAAATTTACTTACAAGTGAGCAGCCTAATTTGGTTACTAATGGAACGTTTGATACAGATAGTGATTGGATAGCAGAAACAGGTTGGACTATTGCTAATGGCAAAGCAAATGCTAACGTAACAGGAACACAAGCAATTTATCAGTCAGGCATTACATTAAATAAATGGTATAAAGTTACATACACTATTTCAAACTATGTAAGTGGTGATGTTAGATTAAGAGTAGGAACTTCAAGCACCCCAACTGTTAGAAGTAGCAATGGCACGTTTACTGAATATCTATATGCAACAGGGGTTAATCAAGTTAGAATAAGCCCATTTACAAGTGGATTTATTGGCTCAATAGACAACGTATCGGTACAAGTAGAAAGAGCAGAATTAGACCAAATAGAAGCAAAGAAATGTTTAGCAGATTGGATACATACAACTGCATTAAAAGACTTAAACAATTAATAAAATGGCAAAAGTACTTTACGCTCATAGAAAGCAAACAGATGGAAGTATTTTTTATATAGGTATAGGTACTGAAAAAAGACCTTATTCTAAATCAAGTAGAAATGAATATTGGCATAATACAGTAAATAAATACGGATATTATGTAGATGTTTTGTCAAAAGATTTGAGTATTGAAGATGCTTTAGAGTTAGAAGAGTTTGTTATTTGTGAACTTGGCAGAAAAGATTTAGGTAATGGTAATTTAGTTAATTTAAATAATGGCGGAAAAGGAAATTTACAAGTTAGTGATTTAACAAAGAAAAAAATGTCTAATTCTGCAATGGGAAAAACCGCTTGGAATAAAGGTTTGCCAATGAGTGAAGAACAAAAAGTAAAATTAAGTATAATTAGAAAAGGTGCTACATCTCCAAGAAAAGGTGTTAAACTAACAGAAGAAACAAAAGATAAAATAAGAAAAGCTAATTTAGGTGGTAAAAGCCCATCTGCTAAAGCGGTTTATAACACAGAAACAAATGAAACTTTTGAAACTATTAGACAAGCTGCTAAATCTATAAATATGAGTTGTAGTACTTTATCATCTATGCTTAATGGTAATAGTTTTAACAAAACAAATTTAAAATTTAAAAAATAATGGCAAAACCAAAATTATGTTTAATACCAGCCACTATTGGCGATAAGGTTTACTCTATACTTCCAAGCGATGGTGTAGGGGATTTTGACTTTGATAGAGCAGATGGCTCAAGCCCAACTGGTGTAACAAGAATAAACGCACAAGGGTTAATAGAACAAGTAGCAAGTGGAGTAAACAGGCTTAACTATTCATTGTTAGATGGAGAGGTTGTAGGGTGTCCGCATCTTTTACTTGAACCAGCAAGGACTAATTTAATACAGTATTCAGAAGATTTTAGTCAATGGACTGCACAGAACCAACCAACTGTTGTTGTTAGTTCTGAATTAGCACCTAACGGAATTATTGGCGCTTATGATATAACTGATGACCGCAATAATGCTTTTGAATTTGTAAGAAGTAACGATATTTCATTTAATGGAACTTATACTGCTTCTATTTTTATAAGAAAAACTTTAGGAGCATTATCGCACTATGCTGGTTTGGAAATTTGTTTAGCTGGTTCTTATCTAATAATCAATACAACTGATGGAAGTATTAATCAAACATTAAATGCTTATAGTAATATAAAATCTGAAGATTTTGGAAATTGGTGGAGAGTAAGTGCTACTGCTACTGGCTCTAACTCTGGAAGTATTTTACAAGTTTGGTCTGCTATTAGCAGTAACGGAACAAGTATATCTTCATCTGCAACAGGTACTAATACTTTTTGGGGTGCGCAAGTAGAACAAGGCTCATATCCGACAAGCTATATCAAAACCGATGGAAGTCAAAACACTCGTGCAGCAGAAACTTGCAATGGCTCTGGGAACGCAGCTACGTTTAACGATTCAGAAGGTGTGTTGATGGCAGAGATAAGTGATTTTAATAATGATAGTTTCAGACAATTATCAATAAGTAGCGGTAGTGGTGATAATGCTGTATCTATTATGAATACAACAACAGAAAATCAATTAGTTTGTTTTGTTAATAGTGGGAGTGTTACACAAGCATCAATATCTACTATTTTAAATAGTACACACGAATTTAATAAAATAGCGATGCTTTATAAAGCTAACGATTTTCAACTTTGGGTTAATGGAATAAAAGTTGATACAGACCCAATCGGAATACCACCAAGCGGATTAAATACATTAAATTTTGATAGTGGTACTGGTAGCTCTCCTTTCTACGGAAAAAATAAACAAATACAATACTTTGATTCAATTCTTGATTCAGAACAACTTGAACAACTAACGTCTTGGGATAGCTTTAGAGCTATGGCAGAGGGACAATTATACACAATAGAATAGATATGGCACAAACACTTAAATTCGGCAAAGGAACGTGGGCTACTAAAACTGGCTCATCAATGGCATATAACGATCAAAACGGAAACTATAAGCCACTACCTTTTAACGTAGAGAGGGATTCAATAGCTACAAGAGTAAACAAAGAAGGTTTAATAGAAGTAGTAGGAAAGGATAAATTAAGAATAGACTATACAGATTCTGCTAAAGGTGTAGCGTTGTTAGAGCCAAGTAGAACAAATAGTTTATTACAATCTAATCAATTTGACACTACTTGGACTACATCAAGTGCAACAGTAACAAATGAACAAATAGGTGTTGGTGGTAGTACAGATGCTTGGGAATTAGAAAAAACAGCTACAAACGGATATATAAGACATATCGGTATCAGTGTTGTTAATGGTAGTGTTTCAATATATGCAAAAAAAGGTAATTCAAATTGGTTAAGATTAGGTACATCATCAGGAAACATTGAAGCTTACTTTGATTTAGAAAATGGTATTATAGGAAATAAAGGTAATTTAGTTGATGATGTAAATATCACAGATATGAGTGATGGATGGTATAGATGTTCATTTTCATATACAGGAACAGCTACTGGTGTTTATTTATATCCTGCAGATAACAATGGAGATACATCTGAAACAAGTGGTTCTATTTATATACAATACGCACAAATAGAAGAAGGAAGCTACGCTACTTCGTACATACCAACACAAGGTAGTGCAGTAACGAGGTTGGCTGATGTTTGTAACAACGGAGGTAATGACCAAGTAATAAATTCAACAGAGGGAGTTCTATATGCAGAGATAAGTGCTTTGGCTGATGACATAACAAATAGAGTAATATCATTAAGTAATGGTACAAACAATAACATTATAAGTGTACAGTTTTCTAACGTACAAAGTAACGATATTATTGCTTACTACAATGCAACTGGGCAAACTGGTAGAGTTATATCTACAACATCTTATAATATTAAATCGTTTAATAAAATAGCTTTAGTTTGGAATAATTCGTCTTTTAAATTTTATGTAAATGGTTATTTAATAGGTAGTGCTACTATTGAAACACCATTAGTTTATGGTACTTTAAATCAATTAAAATTTCAATATGGAAACAGTACACTTTCTTTCTACGGAAACGTTAAAGACGTAAGAGTTTACGACAGCGCCTTAACAGACCAAGAAGCAATAGCATTAACACAAGTGTAACAAATACACCTATAATAAAAACAAGAGTAAATAAATAAATTAT